AACCCAAATTCAGCAAGTATTATAATAAAAGTATCCATCTAACTATTTATTAGATTGCTTCCCACTCTTTTTTCAATCTTAAATCTTCGTATTTTAACTTGCCACGATTAGGTTTCTTCTTGTCAGGCACCATTTGCTGACGCCTTCTATTCGTCTGCAATAACGCTCTTGCCATTGGGTTGTTTCTTAACTTATTCATAGTCCGTATTTTTCTAGTTTGTTTTCCTCTTTCTCATACTTTTCCCAGTCGGGTAGAGGATCTTTCTTCTTTGTTATTCTTGGCCATATTTGACTGTACTTATCATTTATCTCATACCACTTATCATCAATATTACCATTATCACTTACGATTGCACCGACAGGACATTCAGGTTCACATACGCCACAGTCTATACACTCTTCAGGATTGATAACAAGCATATTATCACCTTCATAAAAGCAATCGACTGGACAAACTTCGACACAATCAGTAAGTTTACATTTGATACAACTATCATTTACTAGGTATGTCATATTTATATTTATATTTATGAATAAAAAAAGGGGGCTTTAAAGCCCCCTAATTTTCTTTTATGTAATAACTATTAGAATACTACTTTAGCACCTATAGCATAGTTATTCTGGTCTTCCTCACTTGAAGATACATTCTGTTCTAACTGATATTCAGCATAGACAGAAAATGCGTCTGTTAATGAGTGGTCGATACCGGCAGTTATAAAACTATCACCGTCAACTATTTCACCATATCCTAGAGATATGTTTCCCATAGTTCCGACAATTTCGTAACCTTTAGTTTCAGTACCAGCGTCATCTTTTATAGAGTATGCCGCTGATATAGCAACATCACCTAGATCGTGAGATCCAGAGATTGCCATATAATCAATTTCTGTGTTGTTATCTTTTGCATAACCAACAGAAACTGGTCCAATACCTACAGCAGTTTCATATTTATCAATGTCTTTGTTTCCGTCTGCACCATCCATTTGTATCATAGATGAAACACTAGCAGAACCAATATCTTTTTTGATAACTAAAGTATTAGATATTCTACTACCTTGGTTTTGATCTGCATTAGAACCGTAAACATTGAAAACATCTGTAGCACCTGTTACCGAAGAAAAGACAGAGTCTTGTCTTCCTATTGTAGCAGAACCAAGAGGTCCTTCCACACCTAAATATGCAAGTCTAGATGAAAATGTATCAGAACCAGAATCGTCAATGTTAACACCGACCTCTATCTTACCGACTGCTTTAATATCGCCGCCTTCAGATATTGATAGACCAATTCTTGAAGCATTATTGCCTGACTTCCATGTTGCTGTACCAGAAGTGTTTTCGTTATAGTAAGCATGATAATTCAACTTACCGTAAATTTCGGCAGATACATCTGGTAAAGATACTTCAGCAGCATACGATACAGACGAGATCGCCATGGAAAGTGCTAAAGCACCGCCCATTAGTTTTATAGAACTCATAAGTGTTCTCCTTATCTTAATTGAAAGATACTATTATTTATATAAAACGAATCACTTTGGAAGGTTTTTTTGAGATGAGGGCGCCGAAGCGCCCTCTAGACATAGTATAAACAGGTGGAGAGAGTTTACTCTTCTTCCGCTAGTTTGCTGAAGTAAGACAGCGTTTCATCATCATCAACGGAATCGTTTGACGAAGAAGCCGCTACTGCTTCTACTACTGTCTCTGGTTTAGTTTCAGATATAGAAGGTGGGGTAACCATATCTTCTACTGTACCAGTATTTCTAGAACCTGTCAGCACTTTATCAAGTTTGCTTTTCAGCTCATCATAAGACTTAAAGTTCGCCGCTTCTAGAAATGGTTTTAGCGGGTATTGTTTTGTCCATATACCTTCTATGGCCTCATCATTATCCGCAATCTCTTTTGTTGAATCAAATTCTGATTTGTCGTAATTCCAGAATCCATCAACTTTTCTGATCTTCAATTTAAAGTCTGCACCTTCCCAAAAATCAAATGGGTTTACAGGTTTCTCATCTTCAAATTGAGGTTGCATTTTGTCAGTAATCTTATCGAAAATCTTTTTACCGAATTTAAATAGTTTTACTTGTCCTTCGTTTTCAGGATGTTTAGGGTCTGAAACAATAAGAACATTTGCATAGTAAGATAGTTTTCTTTTTCTCTTACGAGCAATCTCTTTATCTGCTTCGATACCTGAATTCCATAGACGACTATTCTCTTCACTAACTGGATCTTTTTGATTCATTGTAGTTAAAGAATTCTCTATGTACCAACCACCAGGTCCTTGAAATGCGTGTGACCACATTTTAACCCAAGGTAAATCCTCGTCTTTGACAGCAGGCAAGAATCTAAGAACGGCATAACCATTACCAGTCTTGTCTAGTTCTGGTTTCCAGAACCTGTCATCCACATAAGATTTCTGATTGTTGTTTGAAGAGACGCCACTAAGTTCTTTAGTGAGTGCGTCTAGGTTTGATCTTGACCTTTTTAAGGCCGCTATACTTGTATTCATTTATATATTCTCCGTATGTTGTAAGTATTGTTGTATGTATTAATTTATCCACATTGTGCATAATATAGTACTATTTATAAGGCCTTTACCTGTCCTCCGTAAATAGTTTCACCACTTTTAGTAACCGCAAAAGTTTCTACCATTGTGGCATTTTGATCGAGTTCGTTTAGTTCTCGACAAACTTTTATCAGTCCTTCTTTATCATCTGAAGTTAAGATAATTCTTCTATTTCTTTCACTCTCTAGTGTGTACATAATCAACTCTCCTTGTTATTGTTTACAGTATAACAGATTCTGTTGTAGTAGTCAAGCATTAATCCTATCTAGTTCATCAAAAAATTGCATTTCACCTCTTAACCAAAAATTGGCACCAATCATATATCTATCTTCATCAGATTTGTTTTCTGAACTACCGTGATTAATGTAACCAGGAAATATCACTATGTCGCCAGATACTAATGGTATTTCCCATATTGAGCAATTATAACTATTAACATCTGTGTATTTAAAACCAAAACAATAGTCTTTCATAAAAGAATTCTTACCATTAGGAGCTTCTAACAATAAATCACCACTCTTAACTTTTGGGTAATAACATACAGAAAATATGGTGTGTCTATGTTTGTGAAATTCGTGATTATCACCTTTCTTATTTACTGTAAACCAGCTACTTTGCCAGTCAAGGTCATTCTCACATAACATAATCTCATTTCTATATTTTAATGCGTGTGTGTGTATAAGTTCTCTTATATCTTTAAATATAGGATCATCAAGTAGTACACCTTTACTAGAAACAACTACGCCAAGTTTTTCTTTTTGTAGTTCTAGTAATTTATTTTTCTGTTCTTCAGAAAATCTTGACCAAGTGTGATCTGTATTTTCTTTATAAACAGGTACACTCCATAAATTTAGTATCATTCCTCTCCTTCATCAACATTAAAAGATTTGTATGGTTCATCATAATCAGTACCTTCTATGATATGTTTAATCAAAACTTGTTTCGTAAGTGCTGTGGCACCATCTTCATTATTGATCTCTTCAATCTTTTTTATCTTGTTTGAAAGTTCGTGTACTTTGTTTGATAACTCTAAAGCAGTATGCTCATGAGTCCATATTGTATATCCGTCACCGCTCATTTATCTTCTTCTTTATAATCATTTTCATTTTTGTACTATTGTATTTCAAAAATGGTTTATAGTTCATCAATAATTTATACTTTTTAGGCCAGATAACTGTCTCACCTATCTCTTTATTAAACTGTTTTGTATAGTTAAGAATATCATTTAATATTACCATACTCTCTACTGTTATTTTATTAGCAAGATAGAGTTTAACCAATGGGGGATGTTGTCCTTTCTTGACTTTGAAGAGGTCGTCAAATTTGATTTCTTTCTCCTCGATGAAGTCAAGTAAAGTATCGCAATCATTCTCAAAGACATAACTTAAACTCTCTATTCTTTTTTGCCATCTGGTGTAATTTTCTTGACCAGACTTTCCAACCACATCGCCAATCCAAACTGTATCGCTACCAATAAATCCAGCAACAAAATAGTCAACACAAGCACTACTCGAATAAGACCTAGACAACTTATGAAAAAAGTATCTATCACGCCTTTTAGTAAAGGTGTTAAGTCTTGCAGTAGTTTTCCCATTGTGCTTGAAGTAGTCATACGAGTCCGAAGTGAAGTGTAGCTTGATTGCAAGGTAGATTTTATAGACATCAAATCCATCCATCTTACACAGGTAGTTTACCTACTTGTTCCTTTAATAATCTTAAATCCATAGCATTCACTTCAAGTCTCTCTTTCAATGACTTGTTTATTAGTTTACCCATACCTGCTGGGTCAACATCATTCTCTTTACAGTATAATAATACTGCTTCCCAATGTGAAACTCTTTTGTTTCTCACCATGTTCTCTATAAGTAGAGCAAATTTGTTAGGAGTTATTATTGCCATTGAAATCTTGTATCGCCTCTTTTAGTTTAGGTATGTAGTCTTGTTTCTTTTTATGAAAGACTTGATTAAGACCTTGCTCGGTCACAATCAGAATAACAATATCTTCTATATCAGTACCATATCGTTCTTTATACATTTCAGCATAAGCAGTACCTTGTATAAAGTAGTTCTCAATCCATTCTTCTTTCTTTTCTCTAGTAGAAGTCTTGAAGTCAATAATACATGGTTTGCCATCATAGTCAGCAATACAGTCAACTTGACCAGCAACTTTGTATTCATCACTATATAAACTACCTTCTTGTATTTTGATATTATCAATCTTGTCTAGTTCTTCTTTCATAACTGTAAACAAGGCAAGTGGTAAAACACCTGCGTCTGATAATTCTTCATTGTTAAGATACTGTTCAACTAGTTTGTGTACAGCAGTACCTCGTCTTGCAGCCTCATTAGCAATAAAGTTTGCTTTCTCTTCGCCGACTTTCTTACGCCATGCAAGTATGCCTTCTTTACCTCTTGGTGCAAGAATGGTAGTGATTGACGGATACTTTTCACCTGTTGGTGAGATATAGTATCTGCCGCCATTTATATTTTCTGTTAGTAGTTTTGGTAGATCATCAACTGGTTGATGTGTAAAGGACTTCATCCCTTTGGTCTTGAAGTAGTCTTTCAATTTACTCATAATGTATATTATAACAGTTTTTTAGTCTTTTGTCAAGCCGTGAGTGTAGTGTGTTTTCCCGTCTTTTCTAGACGCTCTAAGTACTTGTTTTCTATTATCGTGCATTTTATATGAACAATGGACCCAACCACTATTGGCATCCCCCTCTGTATAAAATTCCAATATGATTTGGTCAAAATCTAGATTGTCTATAATCCATTCTGCCAATTCTTTATTGTCAATACCTGTTATTTCAAAATCTGCAGCCTGACCTTTGGCGTGTTGAGAAGTCTTACTTGACCCAATCGCCTCACATAGTTCTTCCGATCTATAACCAGAGGTCACTCGAACACTCTTAGCAAAATGATCTCTTACTGGTTGTAAAACTTTATCACATAAGAGTTTCATATTTTCTTTATGTGCTTCAGTAGGTATGTTCTCGATACCTTTTCTTGCTGCGGTATCTGATTTAGTCATTTCACTTAGACTAAAGTTTTTTGATAATTGCATTATTTACCTCTTGTTATTGCTACTATTTTTTTTAATTGTGATTCAATTACACTCTTACGGTTAGGCCAGTAAATGTAATTCTCTGGTGCTTTTGCTAATTTTAACATCAAAGGTATTACTAACTTCTCTAATTGTGTAAATTTTTCTTTTTGTTCTTTACCAAGATTGTCTTTTCTCAAATCGTATTCATCATCCATTTGTCTCTTAGCAACATCAAGTTCAGTCTGATTCTTTTCTTGAATTTCAGATTTAGCAGAATTTACTGCTGAATATATTTTATCTAATTTACTCTCTAGTGCTTTTAAAGAACCATCAGTCACCTTAGCAACTTCATTAGCCGCTGTCTTTGCAACTGCTTCAGTATCTTTTGTTTCACTAGGTTTAGAGTCGGTTGTTGTAAAACCCCAATCTATGTCGGAATCGAAACCGTCTAAAAAATCTAAATCGCTCATATTTGTTCCTTTGTTGGGCGAGCAGTAGTTAATCGCCTATATCGGCGTTCTACTCGCCCCGATATTGTTGCTTTGTCGGATTGATTTACTCAACTTCTTATGTGCGGTAGCACGGTGTTGTAAATGTCTCGACAGCAACACTTCTATTTATGTGTTTAAGAGGGTTTGACAAGACTTGCACCATACTTTCTTTTAATCTTATCAAGTGCGGCCTTGTTTTTTGCCTCTTTTGAATCTCGTTTTCTGTATCTATCTGCAAGAGCAGAGTGTGGATGTGCGTCTGATATCTTACCTAAGACTTCTTTAAATCCACCGTCTATCTTACTATCCATTTGACCGACACTACCCACTAACATAGCAGCAGTAGGTACTAACTCTATGTTTCGTTTCTTAGTGAATGATTCCATTTCCGCTATAGTCATCAAATCATCCCACTCTTCGCCAGTTCTTTTATTTCTAAATGTATATACAGGCATTATAGTTTAAATTCATCAAAGGGTATCTTCCCACTTGGGTACTTCCAAGTGCCATCTGTATTATAATGGTCAGGATGTTTACCTGTTTGTTTATACTTATTTATAGTTTTTGTCAGACTATATCCTTCTTCATTTTTCATTGACATAAATTTATTCAATACAATGTTAAGAGGATCTTTCTTATATAGTTCTATAGCAAGATAGTCTATCACTTTCTCATCCATAGAGGTCTTTAAATGTTTACCCATTAAACCACCTCGGCTTTCGATCTTTTTTCCATGTTGCAAATCCTTTCTTATGTTTTATGTAATATTGTCTGTATGCAGTTATTGAATCATTTAATACTTTTACATCATCTGGCATGGCTTGTGGTGGTTCTGTAAACTTAGCAGCCAGAGGTATATTCTTAGGTGGGTTTCTCAAAAGTTTTCTTAGTTTTTTATCTGTTAAATGTATTTTACCATATCTGTATGTAAACTCATCACATAGGTGCGACCACATCTGATACAACCACCAGTAATTATAAGCATTCTCTCTCACCCATACAGCGCTTGGGTGATTTATATGGCTTGCTTTATACAACACTTGTTCTTGAGAAATATCAGTACACAACCATCTTTTAATTTTTCTACCATTCTTACTTCTACCTTCATACTCTAGACCGTCAAGCATTCTATGTGCTGTTGACATCAACTGAGCATACTCGATAATCATTTTGACACAATGCTTGTCAATATGCATTTCAGCACAGATTTTAGGATCTTCGTGTAAATAAAATACATTCATTATTTCATCTTTCTAAAAACTTCAGACCAATGCTCACGCCATTTGGGATCATCACCATAGTGTTTAAGCTCGTCTATCTTATTTCCCCATATTCTTTTCATATCAGGATCTTTGGCTTTGTGTTGTGCCATTTTAAGTCTTGCTACTCTTTTTGAGGTATTCAAGTCTGTCTTTATAGGTATATTTTTCATCTATCTCTATTATATCAAGAAATAGATCGGTTGTCAAGCCTAAATCCTCTTGATTCCATGTGTACTTAGCAACATCCATTAGTAGATCATAACTAGAAATGGCAGTTTGAATAGTCTGATCATATATGTAAATACTTTTGGCATTAGTAAGTTCTAGTTTTAGTTCTTCTCGTAAATGCATTAGTTTTAAATCTAGATATCCTGGTGAATCTGCAACCATTAAACTCTCATCAAATCTAAACTTTTCGGCTGCCTTTTTAGACCAAACTATAACTCTATGCAAACCAGATTTATCGTCTGTAATTTCTTCACCTATTTTACAATTCTGTACAGCTCTCATTAAATTTTCTGAATCAAACTTAGATAATATTTCATTTATTTTACTTCTAAATTTATCTTTCGTAATCCATTCATTAATTCTATGTAAGTCTTTACCATCCCAGACTTCACTTTCAGTTAATGCAAGCACATCAAACTCATTATGCCTACTAATTAATTTTCTTAATGTTTTAATTGCGTCAGGATAAATAAAGTCATCACCATCAACCTGAAATAGATAATCATAGTCGGTTCGTATAAATTGATCTAATACAGCATTTTTACCTTTACCTAATTTGCCATTTGATTCTGTGTTTATAAATTTTACAGGATACTTAGCACATAGTTTTTCTGCATCCTTTTGAAATTGTATATTAGTGGTATTACATACTACTAAGCAATCAGGTTGTGGTATACATCTGCCGTCAATTACTGACTTAATACATCTTTCTAATCTAGGTAAGTCCTCACTAGTTAGTATGGCTGTTAATAATTTAGGCATTAATTTTCTTTCTTTTATATTCTTGTATGAAGGCGTGTTTAAATACTCCTGTCTTAGCAAACATATTGTTAGCCGAAGCAAAGGTTACACCCTCTATTGTATCTACTCTGGTTGATCTTGATTCCATCATAGATTCGTAAGGGACATTAGGATCAATTAAAAATTCAGCAAAGTTCCAAGTTGGTACTCCTCCAGCAGTTATGTTGGGCATTGTCTTGATAGGATATCTTTTATGTAAATCAGTCATGTAATTTAACCAATCAACCATTGTTAAACCAGTGTTTGTTTTCCATATCATTTCATTAAGTTCCATTCTGAAAGGTGTATAGAAATTATAATCTTTAACAATCTCTTTAGTGCCGTCATTTTTATTATTTCCCAAATCTTCTTCAAATTTATCTCTATTGAATTTTTTAGATCCATCGGCCTGATCACCTTTCAATGTTAATAAATCTTGTAAATATTTTAATTGACCTTTTTTGTGATAATCAACTTTAAACTTATTTTCAGGAGGAACATTACCTTGTCTGTCTATTTCATATTCTTGTATCTTATCTTCAAATTTATTTACTATATCATCAACTGATTTAGACATAGCATCCTTCTTTAAATCCTCTGAAGTTAGAATTTCATATCCATATGCAGCTGGATCTTTTTCTATTCTTGAACTAGCGTCAAAAGGTTCTCTTAAATATTCATACTCTTTAGGTACTTCTACTTTAGACATATGTAAAGGATATAAATGACTAATTTGATCACTCCAGTTTCTAAGTAACCATTCTACTGTTTTATCCTGTGTCTTAAAGGTTTCATGAGGAAGACCAGCAATTAAACTTATCATACCATTAAAGAAACCGTGGTTCTTATAAGCATATTCTTTAAATTGTAAAAGGCCTTCTTGTAGTTTGCCTGAATCCATACCTTTATGAATTGCTTTTGCTGATGGATGGTGCATGGATTCAATACCAAAAAACATATTCATATAACCTAAGTCAATAAATAAAGGCCAGTCTTTTTTTCTTGCAGCTAATAAATCACCTCTTATATAACCACCCATATTTACTTTGAAAGGCAACTTTTTGGTGACACCTGCATATCGTTCTAACTTTTCGCTGTAATCATTTGTAGTTTCATCAGTAACCGTGTATCTTGTGGTGCCAAATCTATCATAGTTTTCTCTTAATTCAGTATCTAAGTTTTTTTCATCTCTACTATGATCATTTCTAACTCCTAAAATAGGATAAGTGCAAAAAGCACATCTAAATATACAACCCCTAGAAAATTCTAAATCTAGCAACTCTTGAGGTTGTATAAAATCTCTATCCTCATAAGAAACACTAAGGTCTCGCATACTTGGGCCAAAAGCGGGATAATCTTTTTGTGCATTAATAACTTTTTTACCTCCTGGAAAAGTATAATACTTTATTTTAGAAGTCGTATCATCTTTTAAATTTGTAATAAGTTCCAGCATGGCTCTTTCACCATATCCATAAATGTACCAATCTAATTTAAATGGTATTACTTTATCTAAAGATTGTGATCCTCCTATAATATTTACATGAGGATAATTTTCTCTTACCCATTCTATAAACAACCAGAAGTTTCTAAATCTAAATCCAAAAACTATTGATATTCCTAAAAATAAAGTATTACTATTGTATCTTGATTTCCATAAATCTTTCAGTTCTTCAAATGTCCAGGCATAAACAAAATCTACCATTTCAACATCCATACCATTTCTTCTCAAATATGAAGCGATTTTATGGCCGCCTGAAGTTCTTTTTGCTGATACTGTTTGCAATATGGTGGCCATGCTATAGTCCTGCTCGTCTAAAGTAAAGAGATTACCATTATAATCGTAATCAACCTCTTGTACCTTTCTTAGTGTCATACCACCAAATACCATTCCGTGTATCATACTATTTTTTTACCTTTACCCCAGCCACCAGCACTGCCGTTATCATATTCTAGTCTCTTAGATAGTTTTTTATATAAATCTATATATCTATCTCTATTCAATAAATTTTTATCAGCTAGTTTGTAATTTATATCTCTATAAATCTGAAATAATAATTTGTTTACTCCAGTGTTAGACACCTCAAGTTTATCATGTACTTTTAATACTGTTTCTGCTAAAATAGCTTGAGCTTTACCACTACTTTCTAAATCATTTCTCACACCGAATAAAGGTTCAGCGTCTAAGTTATAATCAAATGCTAAAGATATTCTAGGTGATATCTTATCTTCTTTCGGATAATACTTAGGCACAGAATGTTCTATTGTTGGGTGTATTAATACAAGATGGTTGGGTTCATTATCCATCAAGAATATATCATCGTGGTTGTGAAATAGTAAAGGTGTATATTCTCCTTGTATCCAAAATACACCTGATATAGTTCTTCTTGGTGTTTGTATAAAATATTCTGGTGCTATTTCAAATCTAGAGGATGAATCGTAAGCGTGATTATGTTTACCCACAGCAGTACCATCAAATTGAATATTTAACCAGGAACTTAGCAAACCTAATTCAGTAGGTTTACAAAATTTTGTTATATGATATTCAATATACTCTCTCACCTCTTGCATATTAGGGTGATTTAATAATTGATTATCTAAGTATCTTGTTGTTGAAGGATATCTTTTTGCTTGCCATATGTAATCAGCAAATTTGCCACCTCTATCGTTGAGGTGACTTATATCTAATTTACCTTTAAAAGGTTCATCTGAATAATATAGTTCGTATCCTAATTCACGATAAATCATACTGCCCAAGTTTTGTTTTTATAATATTAATTACTAACTTGGTATATTTAGGGTTCGTGGAAAAGCGATATAAATGAAGAGACAACTCTTCAGCAGATATGTTTGGGTTTTGTGCCCTGGCCATTCTTAGCTCTTCGTATGCCCATACCTCATTAATAATTCTAACATAGTCTCTCACACTGGCACACTTACTAGAATACACTTTTACCCCCCAGCCTGTCCAGTCTTTCTTTGTTTCAGGTAACATCCAGTTATCTGATTTATCAAAAGTTCTAATACCGAATAGATTGTTTGCCTCATTTGCAAATCTAGATTGACCCCAACCAGACTCTAAGATTGCCTGGGCAACAATCATTTCTTTAGGCAATCTATAATCTTCAGATACAGATTTATAAACATGATCAATACAACTATCTAGTGTAGAAACAAATCGTTCATTTGTATCTGAAAAGATATCAGGTTCTTCTAAAGCACCTCGTATATCATCTATGAAATCTTGATCTACTTTAGGTGTCTCTATCTTAATAGGTTCTATCTCTTCAACATTTTTGTAAGAATAATTTAAAATTGAATAGGTTATAATAGTTAGGGTTATTGCTATAACACCACTAATTATATTTTGTGGTATTTTTGGTTTATATTGTCTCATATAAATCTCCTTAGTTCTCTTTTAGTCTTCCACGGTTTACATTCATACCAAGTTTCAGTCGCCTCATTCATAGGTCCCTCAAACTCAACATTAACTTTTCGTGAAATTTTAATTACGCCTTTTACAAAAAGACTTAGTGCGGCTTCGTATTCTTTACACTCTTTATTGGCAACACCTATTTTTCTTTTAGGTGTTTTATGTAGCGCTCTTCGATTATCTAGGATTTTACGGATAAGTTTCTTCTCCGACAAATTTAATTCAATCATAATATAATTAGGCAGTTCTGCCTAGTTCAAGTCCCATTTTATTAAATTTATTTCTCCATCTATAAAATTTTCTATTGTGATTGGCGGTGTCGCCTTGTATGGAGTATTGATAGTGATGTACCATTTCATGGCCTAAAACTATTAAGAAG